AGGATGAACCCGACGCCGATCGAGACGGAATTGTCGGCCTTACAAAAGTCCTCCGGACCGGACAGCAGCGGCGTTGCCTGCAACGTGTCCGAGAGGATGAGCTCGGAATCCAGGTTGTAATAAGCGCGCTGGAGGTTCGCGACGACTTCATAGCGGCTTTTTCCGACCATGCGCGAGCGGTGCTTCTTCTGATCGATCAGCCGAATGATCGGCACTCGCCCGAAATTGTGCGGGCGGTCCTCTAGGATCTCCGACCCATCATAGTTGAAAAGTATCGACTTATCTTTGCGCCATAATCGATAACGGACGAAGCTTTCGCGCCAGCGCTTCGACGCGTCGGACTTGCCGTCCGGGTCGATCGCGTTTCCTTTGTTGTCGTGATCCATTCGCTCGGCCGGATCGACGTACTCGCGGACCATGCACTCGCGGTACCGGCCGGCATGGTCAGCATTCCACCAAAGCATATTTTCCGGAAGTATGTACGACGCGACAACGCGGTCGAGACCGTGCTCGATCTCATCGGCCTTCGTACGGATCTTCACGCCCGGCGGCGGCGGTGGAAAATCGATCAGAACGTCCAGGCAACCGAGCACGAGCAAGAGCGGCGCGATCGTCTCGCGCATATAGTCGTCGATCGTGGTCCCGGCGCCGTCAACATCCTTCCACCATTCGACCAAGTCCGGCGGGCACTTGTCCGGGTCGCGATAGACCTCTTGGTCGTAGACTTTCGCAAGATGCGTCGAGCACGCCTCGGCGACCCATTCCGGCGGCGGCGTCCGCGCGCGACGTGTTTCATAGAGGTCGTCCTGAGCGGTCGCGCCGGGGTCGGCTCCGATCTGTCCGGGGAACGGCCCGATGACGCTTGTCAACGCGTTGGTCTGCGACGTGAGCATCGAGTCCGGACCCGGAAATCCATTGTAATAGAAATTTGGATTCTTTTGTGGGTCGGGGTATTCCCGCTCATGCCGGAAAAGCATGCGAATCGGCAGGCCGAAGCGGTCGTATCCATAGACGCCGTTTCGATAGCGGTCGCCGCCTTCATAACTGTCCATCAACCGCCGCCACCCAATCTGGTGATCGGTCCAGTCGGGGTGGCGACGCTTGACGATATCCTCGCCCTGCGGTGCATCGTCCGGTCCGCCGATCTTCGTATTGAGGCGCACGGCGCTACCGCGGGCCCGGCTATTGCCGATGCCGGTCGCGACAAAACGCGTTCCGTTGGGTGGCTTGACTTTGCTCATCTGAGGTGGGCGAGGACGAGGAGCACGGCGGCGATGAGTCGCTCGAAAAGCGGCGTCAGAATCGCGACCGAAAATCCGAGAAGTGCGAGGTCATGAAAGAGCGTGTTTCGTCGAGGTCGCTGCGGAGCGCGATGCGTCATAATTCGACTTGCTCAAGCTGCCTTAATAGCCACGCGACATACGCCGCCACGGCCGGAATCAGGAGGATTGCCGCCGCGATCCAGGCCACGACGTAGAGAATCGCCGACGGGATCGACGCTTTCATTAGCGAGCCTCGGTCTAGTGGAGACGCCCGGCGTGTCGCGTGGTCGTCGCGGACGGCGGCGCGAAGCCGCTCGGAAATTCGAGATGCAGGCCGCCGCAAAGTGGGTCGATCAAATCCTCGTGCGGGTGTTGCGGATCCGCGGGGTAATCCATCCATTGCTTGGCTCGCCTCGCCCGTGCGTACTCAGCGAACGCGATTCGGAGTCGCTTGCATCGCGGATGGACGGTGAGACGAGCGACGCCGTCGGCGGACATCAGCGCGGCCTCGACTAATTGGAGCGTGTCGGCTTTCTTGCCGACCGACCACGCCTCGAGACCGTTGTAACCTTTGAGCCCTTCGCGTTCGTACTCTGACCGCACCGACGGACCGATTGACGTGCGTGCGTTTCCGGCCGGATCGGTCGAGACCCTTAGCTTCCGCGCCACACCGCATAGTTGACGCGTACGTTCGATGATGGCTCGAGCGTTGGCGGCGGCCGAGACGCCCTCGGCGAAGTAGTCGGCGAACACGTTGATCCAGCGGCCTTTGACCTGAAACCACACCGCGCCGGTATGAACGCCCGAGTCGACCGTCAAGTGAACCGGGAACCTCGGGTCATATTCAGCGTTTTCCTTGACGTGCGTGAACTCGTCGAACATCGTGAACCATACGCCCGAGACCTTCGGCCGTAGGCAGAGGTAATCGCTCTCAAACGCTTGCAGGCTGACCGCCGTCAATTTCTGGATCGCCGCATCGATCGTATAGTGGCCGTTCGACCGTTTCGCTTTCGGGACCCCGCCGCGGGAATCGCGGTCCGCGTGGCACCACTTCACCAACGGGCAGGCATGGCAATTCTGCAGGTCCGGCCCGGAGCGTTCGTCTGGGCATCGTTCGAGCGCCTCGAAAAGACACGACGTGTAGCACGGAAACGCGCCCGTCCGTCCCCGCTCCATGAGCTCAGCCATCGGCCCGGCGACGCGGTGCCAAGTCGAGGTCATCAGACACGACGCACGCAGGCCGCCCTTCGCCATGTTCATCCCCATGGCGGCCTCGCGAATGTCCGGGTCGATTTCGTCGATCTCGTCAAGAAAGAGCGTTGCGACGTGCGGCCCGCGCACCGACGTCGGCGACGCGGCGAGTACGCTGATGGTCGACCCGTTGCGATACCTTGCTTCCTTTTTCCCCAGGTGCGATAGCGACCCGCCATCCGAACCCAGCGCCCCCGACCCCTCGAGGATGGCCTCGGTCAGACCCCGATACGTTTGCTCCGACTGCGCCAGGGACCCGCCGAGCACGCGCGCCGACTGTCGTGCGTTGAACCGTGCGACGAGGTGCGCCGTGATCGCCGCCCGGAACGACTTGCCCGAACCGCGCGGCTCATGCCACAACGCCAGCGACGGCCGCTCGAGAAACTGTCGCGCGAACGGCGTGAACGGCGCGGCGTGCCCATCGCAAACGGCTTGCGTCGGAATGCGTACGCCGGTGAACCGGTTCACCCAAAGCCACAGAGCGCGCGGCGTCGTCGGCCGCGTCGCGCGGATCCTATCAACCGTCTCGTAGAGGTCGGTCAAGCTAGTGCGTCAAAAGCTGGCGGAGCGGCCGAGGCGATTTGCGGACGACAGGCCTCGGCGGATAATTGGCGATCGCCCATTTGGTTAGACACGTCGTCGAGCAAAGGTCGACGCGTCCAACCCCGACAAATCCGACTGCGAGATCTCCCCGGGGAAAGCCGGCGATGACAAGACGGGGCCCTTCAGTGTCGAGGGCCTCGCCGCATTGGTCACACTTGAGCAAACGAAACTCCACGTCGTTCCCCTAAACGATGCCTCTGATCTCGTCGGCGACCCGGCAGAGATCCGCGGCCAAGTCGATGGCCTGGGCGGCTGTGAACCCGACGAGCTCCACCGGCTTGCCCAGGTGCGAAAATACTGTCGCGCTTTGAACGTCACCGGCGACTAGAACCTTGATCTCGCCCTCATCGTCCGGGGCGATCTTGCCGCGCGGAAAACGACGTGTCGCCCCAATCTCCCGAGACGCTCGAGACGCGAGCACGTCGCGGATAAAGCCCGAGACGGGTTAGCGCCCTAACGGCGGCTCGAGCGGCCCGGAAAAATGGTGGCTCAACGTCCCCACCCGAAGAAGGCGTGTTTCGCCGTCGACTGCGGCGACGCGGTCGGCACGGCTGGCGGCGGCGGCGCGGCCTCATCCCGAACGACGGGAGCGGCGGCGGCTTGAGGGACGACGACGACCTGGGCGGCCGGCGCGGGCTGGATCGGCACGGCCATAAGCTGATATTGAACCTGAGCCGGCGCGACTGCGGCCATCGGCAACACGGCGGAGGCGCCGACCGTCGGCAGGGCAGGAGCGACCGGCGTCAACGTGTGGTGCGTCCACGTCCATACGTGTGTGCGGCCGAGGACGATAAGGCGGTTGCCAAGCCATGTTGCCGCGAGCGACAGCGGCCCGGGCCCGACAGTGAGCGCCCCAGTTCGAACCGGACTAACGGCGAGCGTCGCGGCCGGTATAACGGCCGGCGTCACGACTGCGGGAGCGACCGGCGTCACCGCCGGTACCGTAACCCCGAATTGACTGATGACCTGCGGATTCGACGCGACGCGTTGCGCCATGGCAACGGGCGGCGACGTAGGCGCGGCCTCGAGAGCCGCCGGCTCTTGAGCGGTCGCCCGAACGTCGGGCGTCGGCGGCAACGATAACAAAGGGGATTGGCAATATCCCCGGGGAGCAGTAAGAGAAGCCAGAAAAAGGACCGTTAGGCCCCACAACGTCGGGCGGCGCATCGTCTTCACCTCATCAAGAAAGGCCGACCAGTCGCGCGGCCGCCCCCGGCGACTCAGAGCTGCGAAAAACTGTTTAAGTATCATCGGTTGCGCGACCGATCTATCTTTACACAACGAGTCTCATCAGGACACCGTTGCCGACGCTGACGATCGCTTCACACAGGGAGGGCCGCCCCGCCGCCAATCGGGTCGGCTCTTTCTGTTTTCACCTACAACCCGGGAGCATCACCGCCGGCGGTTCATCATTTTCGAAACCGGCCCACGCACACGTCGCGCCATCCGCCGCGCGCGCCGTCGGCAGCCCGTCCACGCGCTCGAAGATGAACCGCGCGACGTCGAGGTTGCTCTTCGCCGCGCGCGTGATTAGGTCGTCGACGATCAGCTCCCCGCCGGTCGCCGGCCCGTTCATGCCCTTGATCGGCGTCGCCAGTCGCTCCCGCAGCACTTCGGTTAAACTTCGCTCGGCCATGCGTTGTCCTTTTCCGTGACGCACCGGCAGGCGTGC